CGTAGAAAAGCCGAAAAGACCCCCGACCCTTTACAGGTCGGGGGTCTTTTGGCCTTGGGCGCAGCAACGCGCAGGGCCTAGTCCTCGTCGTCGTAGGGGAGCGCCGTATCTATGGACTCGGGGGCGCGCTCAAGGTGCGCGGAGAAGCCGATCGGGTTGGTCGGTGCTTCCTCATCTTGTTCGGCGTTCAGCAGTGCCGCGATCGCGGCCACTTGATTCAGCAGGGCGGTGACCTGTCGGCGCGTATAGTCGATGCCATCGACGGTCAGCTCGATGGATCCCGCGACGATCTTCACGCGAGGCATCTAGCGGTCCTTGGACAGTGCCTCGGCGATCACCGAATACCCGCGCATGTCGGTGTAGTTGTCTGAGTGATGCGTGAACGCGCTTCGCGAGATCTTCACCAGCATCATGCAGATGGCGACATCGTGGGCACTTACAGGCAGGCCGAGATAGGCGGTCCAGAGATCGGCGGTGCGCTCCATGTTGGGGGCTGGGTCGCCGTAGTGCTCGGCTCGCTCGTCGATGATGGTCACACAACCTCCAGCCCGTGCCAGTTGCCCTGCGATGCCAGGAACGTCAGCGAGGCCGGGGGATTGGATAGCCCGCCGCGGTGGTTCCACCAGACCGAGCCGCCGTCCATCGCTCCGGTCTGCAGCCACGTCGTCGGCCCGAGCTGCTCGAGGCGCAGCGTATGAAAGTGGCCGGACAGCACCACGTCGGCGGTGCCGATCGCGTCGCGGTCCATCGCCTTATTGGCCAGCCATGTCTGCATCTTGCCTTTGGTCTGGTGCCCGTGCAGCATCCCGATGCGCGTGCCGGCGACATCCACCGTCAGGTGCATCCCGTCATGGTCGGGAAAGATCCAGTCAACGTGGCGACCCTTGGCGGCCATGATGTCGGCCACGGCGCTTGCGCCGTCGATCGCCCACGAGTCGTCGTAGCGCGTGACGCCGCTCGCATTAGCCACGCGGATCGCCTCGTCGTGGTTGCCGGGCACGACCGCCACGGTGAGCTCGTCGGTGAGATCAGAGAACGCGGTCACCTGCTCGGCCATCAGTCGGCGATAGACGCGCACCATTTCGGTGACCGTGAGATCCAAGCGCGAGATCATCGCGCCGCCCTGAGAGCTGTAGCCCTCGATGCAGTCTCCGAGCCACGGCAGACAGACGGCGCCAGCCTTGCCAGCCTTGCGCAGCGACTTGTAGCGCGTGACAGCGCGGTCAAGGGAGTCGGCGAAACGCTGCACGGTGCCGGCAGTGCCGTCCCCGTCAGGTTTGCCGAGCTGCAGGTCACCGACCGCGAACACAAACGTCGGCGCGGGTTCCATCGGCTTGGGATAAGCCTTGCGAGGCTTGATCGCGGCCAGCAGATCCTCGACGTCGATACGCGCCGGGGCGACCTCGACGACGAAGCGGTAGCGCCAGATCGGTCGCGTGATCGCGTCCTCGCCTTCGGCGTCTCGATGCCAGGCAGCGGGGTCGTATTTGGCCTCGACCAAGCGGACGCGATAGCCGTCGGGCACGTCGGTGCCCAGCGATCGCACAGCTGCAGCCCACGAGGCCTCATCAGCGAGCGCCGGGGAAGGTGGCAGGGTGACGATCCTCGAGCCATCCGGCTCGTAACGAATCCCCGGCTCCCAGCCGTTGGGTGCGCGATCCACCTGCGGCAGCGTGGATCCCGCGTCGGCTAGTTCAGATAGTCGATCGCTGAGTGTCACGCAGGCACTCCCGTCGTCGATGTCGTCGCAAAGAGTGCTGACCGATGCGTGGAAGTTTCTCGGCTTCCATCGCGCGCACGATCGCGGTCAGCGGGTAGCCGACGTCATCAAGCGCGGCAGCGAAGGCCTTGGAGTCCTCATCGGGCAGCGTGAGCAGTAGCAGGCAGACCGAGCATTTCGGACCCTTGGGCAGTCCTGACTTGGCCGCCTGCAGGGCAGCGGCGAAGCTCATGCCAGCGGCCTCGTGCCGTCAGGTGCAATATGCAGACGCTCGATGACTTGCTCGACGTCTTTCAGCGTGGTGGTGCGCTTGGCGCCGTTGGCCTTGTCCCAGCCTTGGGAAAGTTCGGTGTGCATCTCGTCGCACTTGCCCCAGAAAGCACCGGACGCGAGCACATGATGCCCGTCAGCGGTGACGTACTTGCTCAGGATCGCCCGCAACGTTGCGAGTTCCTCGTCGGTCATGTGCTGCTTGTTGTCGGCCTTGAGGACATCCCATCTCAAGTCCAGAGCTGTCGCGGATGCGTGGTCCGAAAAGCCGTTGGCGGCCCTCGCCTGGCGATAGCACCAGCAGGCCACCGGCCCCGTGTCGAGCTTCAGGCGTGCCGGCATAAGGGCGTTCCAGTCGGCAGCGAACGCGGCCAGCAGCGGGGCCGCAGGCTTGGCGATCCTCAGGGTGCGCTTAGTGCCGGGAATCGTGATGGTGCGCAGCTTGATGGGTGCGAGTGCTGGCGTGATGACCGGCCAGCCGTTGAGGCTAGTGGGCATCGGGGCTGCCGTTGCCGTAGCGGGAGTCCGCAGGGTTCAGGTAGTTCACGATGACTGGCAGGGCGCTGACGCAGGCAGCGATGACCCACGTCTGCCACTTGTCAAAACTGATTGCCCCATCGGTGGCCCATGATGCGACCACGCCGGACAGCAGGACAGCGACGAAGGTCTTGAGTGCAGTACCCAGCGGAGTGTTAGCGAGAAAGTTCCCCATGATCTGTCCCCTAATAACGAAGCCCCCGACCAAGAAGGTCGAGGGCTGATGTGTGGTGCTGGATTAGTCGAGGCTCACACCTTGCTTGGCGGCGATCGCTTTCACTGCGTGCGCAAGGTCCGCGAGGCTCTCGCCTCCGTTGCGGTAGCCAGGCTGAATTGGCAACGTGGCCGCGGCGATCTCGTCCTTGACGATCTCGCGCACCTCGCGGGCGAACTTCTCGGCCGCGAGCTGGAACAGTTTCCAGATACTTGCCACCACCGCGCAGACCGCGACCAACAGGCCAAGGATTGAGGCAAGGTCGGTGATGTCCCAGCCGTTGGAGTTGGGATCAAAGAAGGATGCCGAAAGCATCACGACTCCTGCTCAGCGAACTCGCACGGCCACGCGGTACGGCACTCGCTGCACCAATCCATGCCGTAGTCATGCTCGCGGCGTTCGTGCTTGGTCATTTACAAGCTCCAGAAATGATGAAGCCTCGCAGTATCGAGGCTAGGGACAAGTGAGAACTACGCAGCTGTGTCAGCGGACTCAACGACGGGGCTGACGAACTCGTCCAACTCCGCGTCGTAACGATCCCCGACCCCCGCATACTTCCCGCGACGGCTGCCCATGTACGACGTGTCCAGCCACTTACCCGCTAGACCGATGCTGTTGCAGTAGGCCGTGACCTCAGCGTCATCATCGTTCATAAAGGGAATCACGATGACCTGCTCAACGATCCCGTCCTCGTTGACCTTGGCAGCGTGCGCGTTATGGAATGGCATAACTGTTTCCTTTCTTAGAGTTGATTACTACGAGGTAGCCCAGCGGATGATGACCACGCCCGAGCCACCGTTGCCGTTATTGGTCGGGCTGCCAGAAGAAGCGCCTGAACCTCCACCAGTGTTGGCGGAACCGCTCGTTGAAGCACCGCTTGAAACTCCGGCAGACGCGCCTGTTCCACCAGCAGCGCCTTGCGTGCCGCTGTAAGAAGAACCACCACCACCGCTTGCAAAAGTAGTGCTAGTGCCATTTATGTACGTTGCAAGACCCGCACCACCCGCGCCAGCATTTCCACTTGATGCGTTTGCGCCTACTGCGCCAGCACCGCCACCACCGCCGCCGCCGCGAATAGTTGTGCTAGTCGTATTAGCGCTGCCGCCAGCAGAACCTTGACCACTAAGCCCAGCACCGTAGTTAGTGAAAGTTCCATCTGATGTGGATGCTCCGGCTCCGCCTCCAGATCCACCGGGATTGGCGTTTGTGACTGAATCCGCGGCACCACCGCCGCCGCCTACACCGTAAAAGTTACCCAGCCGCGAACTTGTACCCTGTCCACCTGCATATTGAGAGCCATTTCCGGTTCCTCCAGCGCCGACAACAACGGTGTAAGAACCCGCTGCAAAATACATTGATTGGTTTCCTGATTGCGTGGTATCAAGCATCCCGCCACCGCCGCCGCCGCCAGCACCAACATTTGTTCGACAACCACCGGCTCCCGCTCCGCCCACAACGCACACGTCGAAGTACCCGGCACCCGTCACCGTAAACGTCCCCGAAGCAGTAAAACTGCTCACCGAGTAGTTCCGATTGAGCACTCCGTTCGTGCCATTACCCGTGTACGTCGTGATCGTGCCGCCGGTTGCGCTGGAGCCAGCACCACTGATGCCGGTGATCGTGCGAACGATGACGATGCCTGAGCCGCCAATGCCGCCACTGATCGCGTTCCATGTGGCACCACCGCCGCCGCCGCCCGTGTTAGCCGTCGCAGCACTTCCAGCAGAACTACCGGCAGCACCGCCAGCACCTCCACCGCCAGAACCACCAGCACCGCCGGTTGTTCCACCACCGCCACCACCACCAGCGTAAGTCTGCGCGGAACCAGTCTGAATAGAGTTACTGGACCCAGCGCCACCTGCCCCGCCGGTTGTGCCCGTAGCATTGGAACCCGCAGCACCAGCGCCGCCGCCGCCACCACCACCCGCAGTATTACCAATGCCGCCGCCATTGCCCTGACCCGAAATAGCCGAGCCAGCAAGAATGATCGCGGCGTCTGCTGCGCCACCGCCCGAACCACCGCTTCCACCGGGAACCATGCCGTTTCCGATAGATGCATCTTGGTATCCACCGAATCCACCGCCAGCGGCAACTACCGCCGAACCGACAGATGACGCTCCGCCACTACTGTTTGCCGCTCCACCCGCGCCAACGGTCACCGTATACGAACCAGCAGGAAGATAGACGCTTGTTGCAGCGTTCATACCTCCAGCGCCACCGCCACCGCGCCCATGTCCTGCGCTCGTCACAGATGAGCCGCCGCCTCCACCACCCGCGACCACCAGCACATCGACCACACCCGAATTAGCGACAGTCAGAGTGCCACTAGCAGTAAAAGTGTTGATCGCATATGTGATGCCACCCGACGTGTACGAGCTCGAGGTGCCACCACTAACCGAAGCTTTTGGGATGCTGCCACCACCGCCTGCCGCGATGTACCAGGTGCTCGCTGCAGTCTTGAGCAGAGTCACAGACGAATACTGAGCAACGGTGGTCGCCGAGCCGGTCACCGTGGATGCGGTGCCAGCAGTAGCCACCGTCCACGTTCCCGCGCCTTGGTTGTACAGGCCGATGATCGTGCCCGTCGGGAAAGTGTAGGTCGCATCCAGCGGGATCGTCACCGTGCCCGCGCTGGCTGAGTTCAGCAGCACCAGTTCGCCGGCGTTAGCGCTGCCCACCGTGTAGTTGGTCGTGGCTGTGGC